GCTCCAACCGCGCGCAGCCAAACCTGGCCAATGATGACGATTGGTTTGTCCTGACCGACCCGCAGGGCAACAACATCGTGCTGAACGCGCTCAAGGGTGAGGCGATCACCGAATTAACCCGCTGGCTGCGGCCGAAGGTGACTGCGGGCGATGCCTCCACCAGCTTGACGGCGACGCTATTATTGTCGAAGCCATGGCGATGAGCACCGGGACGGAGAAAATCAACGCGGTGAACGAGCTGCGGCGATTCGCCAACGGCTTCCGCAACCTGTTGGCGGTCGCCGACGACCTGGAGCGCCTCGGCCAGATCGAGAACGCGGAGGCGGAGGCCAAGGCGCGGCTCGATGCGCTGATGGGGCGGATTGCCACGGCCGCGCGCGAGCTGGAACGGATCGAGGCAGGCCGGGCAGCGGCCGAGGCCGAATGCAACAAGCGGCGCGAGCAGGCCGAGGCGGAGGCAGCGCAGATCATCGCTGCTGCCAAGGAACAGGCACAGCGGCGCCTGACCGAAATCGAAGCCCGCGCCGAGGCGCTACTGGCGCGGGCAAAGAACGATGCCGACGCGGTCGCCAGCGCCACCATCGAGGCGCGCGAGAAGCTGAAGGCGCTGGAAGCCGAAATCGCCGCCAAGACCGCCCAGCTCGACGACATCAACCGCCAGCGCGAAGCGCTCCGCGCCCGGCTCTAGGAGACGTTCATGGCCCGCTATTCCTTTGCCAACACCCTCGGCGGCACGCAGCAGAATCTGTCCACCTCGTTCAAGACCATCTGCGCCATCTTCGCCACCACCGGCGCCACTACGCTGCGGCGCGGCTGGATCGACGAAATCAATGTCGGCCAGGACGGCACGTTGAACTCGACCGACTGCCAGGTGATCTGGGACGTGTCGCGCATGACCGCGGACGGGACCGGCACCGCGATCGTGCCACCGCCCACCGAACTTAACGATGCCGCGGCGTTGTTGACCTACAAGGTCAATTACACCGTCGAACCGACGGTGACGGCCAACTCCACGGTGCTGGCGATCCCGCCGTTGAACCAACGCATCCCGTTCCGCTGGAAGGTGTTCGACCTGTCGCAGGCGATCGTGGTGCCGGCAGTGAACGCCAATGGCCTGGTGCTGCGCGCCCGCTCCCCGACCTACACCTCCACCGTGATCGGTGGCGGCTTCTGCGTCGAATGACGGCCATGACCGTGCGCGGCGCCTCCGGATATGCGATGATGGGCGGGCCGAACGGTCCGCTTTGGGAGCGCGACACCTTCACCTGCGCGCACTGCGGCAATGTGCGTTACATCAAGCCGTTGGCGCGCGCCGACGAGACGCCGGGCCGCTGTTTCTCCTGCGACAAGCTGCTCTGCATCGACTGTCTGAAGATTCCGCGCTGCCTGCCGTTCGAGGAAAAGCTCAAGCGCATGGAGGCGCGCGCCGCCGCGCGCCGGTCCTACGAGCAATGCCGATGAAGGTCGAGGACGCGATCCATCTTCTGGAGCGGGCCGAGGAGACGGGGGCTTTTGTGACCGCGATCCTGGCCACCGACGCGGCGCAGAGCGAGCGCAGCCTGACCTTCGCCTTCACGCCGGAGGAGAGCGCAGAGCTGTTCCGCACGGCGCGCATGCTGCTGCAGCGGAGGCCGACGGCGGAAGGTTGAGGGCGGTGCCGGCATGAGCCTGCTTCCATTTCCCGGATCGCCGCTGTGTGCCGTGGGGCTGCTTCCTTATGCCACCAACGTCTCAGTAAATTCATCGGTGATCGATGCGGCCAATGAGGCGGTGATCTTAATCGGCCGCATCCAGACCTCCGACGGCGGCTCGCACACCATCGACACCACCGGTTCGTCGAGACTGCAATGGCAAACCGGCTCTGTCACCTTCTCCAGCACCAGCACCACGGTCAAGGTCGGCCTTGCCGCCGTGGACACCGCCAACGGCCCGCCCGGCCGTGCCGTCAACGTATCGAATGTCATTACCTTCGATGTCTCGCGCACGATGACCGGAGGCGGCGGCGGCATCACCGCCTTTGCCTGGCAGACCCACGTTCCAGACGCGGGTTCCAAGACCATCGCCAACGGGGATCTGGTGGCGTTCGCGGTGCAGATGACGGCGCGCGGCGGCAGCGATTCAGTTACGGTCAATGCGTTGCTGCTCAACAACCCGATGAACCGGCCGCTCGTGACCCAATTCACGACAGTCTATAGCGCCATAGCCAGCGCCCCCAATGCGGTCATTTCCTTCTCCGATGGCGCGCTCGGGTTTTTCTACGGCGGCTTCGTGTTCAGCACCATTTCGACCACAACTTTCAACAGCGGCTCCACTCCCAACGAGCGCGGGCAGTTGTTCCAGCTTCCGTTCCCGTGCCGTGTGCGCGGTTGCTATGTCTTTGCCCAGCTGGGCACCACCAATGCTGATCTGGACTTGATTCTCTATAGTGACCCGCTCGGAACGCCGGTCGCACAACGGACCGTTTCGGTCGACCAGAACACGATCGCAACTGCAGGTTCCAGCCAACGCATCGTCGAATATTTCTCCAGCGGCTACGACGTTCCCGCCAACACGCCGGTCGTGCTGGCGGTCAAACCGACGACGACAAACAACGTCACACTCCCGTTCAAGACCCTCGCCAACGCCGCGCATCGCATCACCGACATCTGGGGAACCTCCGGCTACGGCGTCAACCGCTCAAGCGGCGCCTTCGCGCAGCAGAATTCCGGCCTCGATCACTATTTCATCGGCCTTCTGATCGAAGCCTTCGAGCACCCGGCGCGCGCGCGCTATCAACTCGGCATCTGACGGAGGCCAGCCATGGCAGCGCCCTACAATCCGCCGGTCAAGGGCGAGGATTTCGTGATCCGCGTGGCGCTGGAAGACTACGCCACGCCCGGCCGCTTCCGCACCAACCCGACCATCGCCGCCGGCGATTTCAAGGTGGACAAGGACGGCGGCGGGCTGAACAACCTCGCCACGCTGCCGAGCGTCGATCCGGCCTCCTCGAAGCTGGTCAAGATCACCCTGTCGGCCACCGAAATGAATGCCGATGTAGTGACTATCGTTTGTTCCGACCAGACCGACCCGCCGGAATGGTCCGACCTGGTCATCTGCATCCCGACCACGCAGTAAGACATGGCCACGTTCCGGCTGTTCTTCGGCAATCGCGCGGCGGCACCGCCCGCTGCGCCGCCGCCGGCGCTGTCGACGCCGGACGCCGCCACCGCGCCTCGCAACCGCCGACAGCTCGCGCCGGAACAGGTTGCCCTGCCGCCGCTTGCCCCGCCGCCGGCATTGCCGCCGCTTGCCCCTGCGGCAATGGAAATAGGCCGGCCCCGGCGGCGGGGCAGTGCCGATACTGCGGCATCGCCGTTCCCCGCCCCGCAGCCTCCCGCATTGCGGGCCGACGATGCGCTCGGCCGTCGCCCCCGTCCGGCATCGGAAATCATTATCCCGGCAGCGTTTCAGCCGCCGCCACCGTCCCTCCCACCGATAGTGCCGCGGCTCGACGATGCGTTGTTACGGCGTCGAACCGCAGCCGTGGATGCCATCCTGCTGGTGCCGCCACCGGCGGCCGCACCAGCGGTCATGTCCGCGGCATTCGATATTGCACTGCAGCGCCGACTTCCACCATTCGATGCGAATGCAATCCCGCCGCTGCAGCAGCCGCAGATTGTCCCTGCCCTGTCGGCAGCCGAAACCACGCCCCGCCGCGCGCGTCCGGCCGAGACGCCACTCCTATGCGATGCTGTCCCGTTCGCGCCGCCGCCGGCCCTGCCGATTGCCATCATGGCCGCCGAAGTTGCTGGTGCCAGGGCCGGCGCTGCCCGGCCGGCCGTATTTGACAGCGGCGGCATGCTTGGCTTCGGCGAAGTACCGGAAACGCCGGCTGTCTCGGAATGGATCATGCGCGCCCGGCGGCGGGGCCGCCGCTAATCCGTGCGTTGCATGATGCCGCCCCCGCGGGCCTAATCCGCGCATGAGTCTCGATCTGTCGATCATCAATGCCGCGCTGACACGCACTGGCAACGAGCCCATTTCCGGGTTGCCGCCCGAAGACACATCCATCGGCGCCGCCGTTGCCGCCGAGAACTACGAAAACCTGGTCCGCGGCGAATTGTCGCTGCATCCGTGGAAGCGGGCCATGAAGATACAGGAGCTCAACCGGCTCGACCCTGCTTTGCATGGGGACCCGCCTGAACCATGGCTTGCCGCCTATATGCTGCCATCCGATCTGATCGACATCAGCGTGGTCAAAGTGGCCGGCAAGCCCATCGACTATGCGGTGCATGGCAATACCGTGCTCTGTGATGCGGATGAGACCGACCACGTCATACTGCATTATGTCTACCGGCCGCCGGAATCGGAATGGCCACCCTGGTTCCGGCTGGCCATGATCTACCGTTGCGAGGCCATGTTCCTGCGCGGCATTGGCGAACGCTACGACGATGCGCGCGAGCGTGATGCGGCGGCCGACAAGCAGTTTGCCGAGGCGCGGCATCGTGACACGGTCTCGCAGCCGCCGCGGAACCCGGTGCATTCACCGACATTGCGGGCGCGCGGCTCAGTGCCGGTCGATCTGCGCTTCCGGTGAGGCCACCATGCCCAAGCACGCCGTGCTGCAGACGAGCACCGGGGCAGGAGAACTGGCCCCCGAGCTCGCCATGCGCCAGGATACGGAACAATACCGCAACGGGGCCAAATCGCTGCGCAACCGCCGTTGTCTGATCGGCGGCGGCAACGTCCGTCGGCCCGGCTCATGGTGGCTCGCCAACTTGCCGGGGCCGGCGCGGTTGCGGCGTTGGGTCGTCGACCAGACCACGGCCTATGTGATTGCCTTCGGCGACGGTCGCATGGATGCCTATCAGCTCGACGGTACGCCGGCAGGCGGCCTCAGTGGCTGCCCATGGACCGGTCACATCTGGCGTGAAATGAAATTCGAGCAGAGCGGCAACACCGCCTTCGTGACCCATCCCAACATGCGCGAGCAGATCATCACCCGCACCGGCGCATCGTCATGGTCGCGCGCCGATTTTGCCTTCGCGACCGGGCCGGCAGGACGTCCGGAGCAGCCCTATCTCAAATTCGCCGCCGATAATGTGACCTTGCAGCCGTCTGGCCTGACCGGGAGCATTACCCTGACCGCCAGCGCCAATGTGTTCGAGCCGGGCCATGTCGGGCACTACATCCGCTATCTCAAGAAGGCCTGTCTGGTCACCGGCTATATCAGTCCCACGCAGGTCACAGCCACGGTGATCGAAAAGCTGCCGGAAACGCTGCAGTTGACAGTAGCTTCATCGGCCAATTTTGCCGTCGACGAGGTCGTGCAGGGCGCAACCTCAGGCGCCAAGGGCCAGATCACCGCCATCCCTAGCGGCACCACAATCAATGTCGTTATCACCCAGGGATTGACGCGATTCTCGTCCGAGACACTGGTCGGTCCCAATGACAAAACCACGATCAGCGCAGTGGCCACCACCACCAACGCGGCCGTGCGCGATTGGGATGAGCAGATGTCGGGTGCGGTGCGGGGGCGGTTTGGCACCGCGCGACTGCACCGCAACCGGCTATTGCTGTCGGCGCACAAGTCGGCGCCCGACTACATCGCCGGTTCTCGCATCAACGATCTGTACAACTTCAACGTTGGCACCGGCGCCGATGCGGAAGGATTCCTGGAATCGATCGGTGACGCCGGGGCCTCGCGCATTGTCGATCTGCATTCCGCCGAACAACTGATCGTGCTGACCGACCGCGGTCCCTACTATGTGCCAGAGGGCCAGAACAACCCCTTCCGGCCATCCTCGATCGCCTTCTTCCCGTTCGGCTCCCCATGGCCGATTTCGCGCGATGTCGATGCCGTTCCTTTTGACGACGGTGTGCTGATGGTGTCGGGTTCGCTCGCGATCAAGGCGCGGCCCACTGGCGATCTCAATCGCGCCTGGTCGGCAGACGAGGTGTCACTGCTGGCACCCCACACATTGAAGTCACCCATCGGCATGGCAGTCACCAGCAACTTTGCCGGCGGTCCGGAACGCTATGCCATCTTCGTAAACTCCGACGGCACGTTCACCGCCATGCAGCTGGTGGAGGTGCAGCGCATCAGGAACTTCACACCATGGGACACGGCCGGCAAAGTCGAAAGCATCGCTGCCATCGAGGATGCCGTGTTTCTTGCCGTGACGCGCCCAATTGCCGGCAACACGGTCTATGTGCTGGAAAAACTCGACCAGGCATTGACTGTTGATGCGGCCACGCAATATGCCGATCTTGCCGCCCTTGATACCGTACCGGAGCGCTATGGTGGCACACCTGTGAACGTGGTTGCGGGCACGATGCATCTCGGCGCGTGGCCGCTCGCAATCGACAACCCGCCGGACGGGCCATATATTGTCGGCCTCAATTATGACAGCGAGATCGAGCTGCTGCCGCCGATAATCGAAACCCAGGATGGGCCGATATCGGGCGAGATGATGCGCATCTACGAGGCATTGGTGAACGTGAAGACCTCGGCACGCTTTGCTGCCAATGGGCATGTCTTGCATGCCTACCAGGTCGGCGATGATCTGTCGCAGCCGCCGCCTCTGCTCGATGGCTGGCAGCGTTTCCAATTCCTGGGCTGGCGGCGAAACCCCACGCTGAAGATCACCCAGACCGATCCGTTGCCGCTCGACGTGCTGGGCATCAAGACGAAGGTGGCCTATGGCTGAATTTGCTGCTTTGGCCGGCGCCGTTGCCGGAACAGGGGCAACCATCGCCAGCACCGTGGCTCCGGTTGCCGGCGTCGGGGCGACGATTTTCGGCACCGCGCTTCAGGCGCAGGCCGCGCAAATGCGCGCACAAGAGACGGCACGCGCCGCGGCATTTGAGCAACGGCAGATGGAAATCCAGGCCGAGCGGATGCGGACTGCAGCGGCCGAAGCCGAAGCACGTCGGCGGCGCGAACTGACGTCAGCGATGCAGACCATCGAGGCGATTCGCGCCGGTCGCGGTGTCGGTTCGCAGAGCCCCACCGCCATGGCGATCTTCGACGAATTGCTCGAGCGCGGTGATCGTGACATTTTGATCGGGAGGGCCAATCTGTTGACGCGCGCGGACACGGCGCGAATGGCCGCCGAACTTGCCGGCGGTCGAGCCGGCACCGCCCTCCTGGCCGGGAGACTGGGTGCTGCATCGTCCATCCTTTCCGGGGTTTCATCGTTGGCCAGGCCCTATCTTTTGGGCGGTGCCGGTTCTGGCGGCGCGCCCGGGCTACCCCTGCAATTGTGATCGACCATGGCGCGCGGCACTGGCCTTCCCATACCCAAAGAAGAACCGGTCACGGCGCAGCCGCCACAGGTCATCAATGCGGATGCCCTGGTGGCCGCGCACGAATGGGCACAGATCGCCCATGCAGGCGAACAAATCGCAAAGACCGGCGTCCAGACATTGCTGCTTGAGACAAGACAAAGGCAGCTCGGCTATCTGGCAGACCGGGAAACATCGATCAGGCGGCAGAAGATTCTGCTGCGCGATCAATATGCACAAGACCCGCAGAATTTCGAGAATGCCTGGGGCGCATTCAGCGAGGCGACGATTGCCAACGCCGAACCCTGGGCCGTGCCGCACCTGAAGGCTGTGTTGGGCCGCGAGGGCAACGATGCCTTCAGTGCCGTGCTGAATGAGCGGCGCCACCGCGATGAGGCGCTGGCCCGCGAGCGCATGACCACATTGCTGCAGCAAACTGCAAGCGACGTGGTGGCGGCCGGCATGTCCGGCATCGTCGACACGCCGGAAGGCAGGCTGCGGCTGCAGGAATACCGCTCCAAGCTCGACGAGGCGGTGAATTCCAGGCTGATTTCGCCGGAAAAGGCGGAATTCATGCTCGATGAGACCCTGGCGCGCGCCCATGGCGAGACGGCGGCGCTGAAGGCCCTCGACGTCTACAAAAGACAAGGCTTCGACGCCGCAGTGAAATTCTTGCGCGAAAGCATTCTGGAGAACCAGGAAATCAGCCTGAAGCCGGACAACCGCTGGAGCGCCTTCAAGCGCGGAGTCGAAGCGGTGCGATTGCAGCAGGCGCAGGACAAGGAAGATCGCGCTGCGATCGTGCAATTGTCGCGCGATCTGCGGGCCAGGATCGATTCCAATCAGATCGTCGACCGGGGTGAAATTCAGGATACGCTGGCCGCTCTGGCCCGCAGTGGGGCGGCAGCCGAATACCGGCAATTGGCGATTGCCGCCGCGGTTGCGGAGCAGACTTCAACCTGGCCCGGCATGAGCAATCTGCAACGGGCCGAAACGGTGGCTGACATCCGTGCCGCGGCAATCCCGCCGCAGGCCCGATCCGCCATGGAATTCTTCGTCTCCCGCGGCTGGACGCGGGCACAGGCGGCCGGCATCGTCGGCAATCTGCTGCAGGAAAGTGCAACTCTCAACCCGGCCCAGATCCACGATCAGGGAACCGGTATCGGCATTGCCGGTTGGCGCCTGGAACGGCGCGAGGCCCTGCGGCAGTTCGC